GTGGATGGCTTTACTTAAGTAATACACGCCTGCTGGTGCGTAAACCGAATTGATACCAGACGAGTAGGCATAATCGACGGCGGATTGGATAGCATCGGAATCATCTGTTTCGCCATCCCCAACCGCGCCAAACGCTTTAATGTTCAATGACGTTACCGCAGTTTCCTCGCTCGCAGCCATGCGGTCATCAATACTTAAGTGCGTTGTGCCGTAAGCGTCAATTAAGGCGCCATTTATCGCTGTTTCCAAACTAGTTAATCGTGGCGCATAAGTTGTTTCTAAATCCGATATTTCGGCTAAAGCAGTGGTTAACGAGCTAAAACTATCACTCGATTGTACCGCGGTTGCGTCAATACCCGGTTTAACTGTAATTGTAAAACCGTTGCTGATTACACGGCCGTTTATGTCCGCAAGCACCAAATTAGCGGATAAATCGCCAACGTTTGACAGCATCCCCGTCGTATAATAAAGCTCAAAAACACCGTTTGCAGCATCTGTTAACGTAAAGACATCTAATCCGGTATGCGCCTTATCTCGCGTTATCCAGTATAAGTGCAGTGCGTACCCTGTCACATCAGTGACAACGTGGTTATCGGTAACCGTCACTTGCAGCGATCGCCCGGCTTCATCCGAACTATTGGCTGAAATCTTTTCTAAAATCAGTCCATTAGCCTTATCCCACGTTATTTTTTGTTTTCTAAAATTGTCCAGTGCCACTAAATCACCCCTTTATCGCTTAATAATTTCTTCAAATCAGATAACTCTCGTTTCAACGCTTGGTTTTCTCGAATCGTTTGACCTAACGCAATCCAAGCGCGTCTATTCATCTCAGTTTCATTAATCGCCCACGCTGCACCGTCCGGCACGCCCTCATCTGGTGTTTGTGTGACCAGTGTTGGGTCAATGGCGGCCACGTCTTGCGCGATAAAACCAATATTAGTTTGCGAACCAAATCGCTCTTCGTCGAGCCACGTCCATGACTTCGCCATAAATTGCGCGAAGGTTGACATGGCATCGTAGTCGCTCAATACGATATTTGTTTTCAATCGTTCGTCCGATTGGTTGGTGATGTCATGCCCTTCCATGGATAAGTTTCGATTTAGGTACATATAACTGCTGTCTACTTCAAAAGCCTGTGTCCCAGACGCGTACACAACTAGATTATTGGATGCCGATATATCCAAGTCAGAGTTAGACAAATGCGATTCGATAAAGCCGCCCGCTTGAAATGTAACCCTATTGACGCCAGCGACATCTCTCTCCACACCGCGGAAACTGATACTCTTATTGAGTGCTAATTTTTTATGCACCCGCACAATACCGTTAACCTCATCAAAAGTTGTGTCACCAGCTTCGTATTCCAAACTTATATACGGCTGAAATTCGCCCGCCGGAACATCCGTGGAAAAGCTGTTGTATCTGCCAAGTCTAAAAATTTGCTTATACGTGGCGTAAATACCACCTTCATCGCGGTTGGTGCTGTCTAGGCCTGCACCTGCGTAAAACAAACTGCCTTGCGTGTCGCCGTAGTATTGGCTGCGGCCATTGCCTAGTAAAGCGTAGTTGCCGGTTGCGCCGCTGTCGCTTCTGACTTCACCTAAACTAGTCAATTCGACCACATCGCCGGTTACGCTATTTTTAACTTGAAATTTTTTGACAGACGGCGACCATTGCATATAACTGTCAGCGTCACCCACACGGAAATTGCTTGTGTCCAAGTTCCAGTAATTGTTTTCCGGCGCAACACCGCCCTCGATAATTACTGTTCGCAATTTGCCGGTGTTGACCTCATCGGCCACGATACCGTCACCAGTTGCAGCTGTGCGCCAAATCCAACTGCCGTCCGGATTTTTGCTGTTAGCGATTAGTATTTTTCCCGCACCCATATAAACTACTTTGGTTGGATTTTGGTCAATCGGCGCATTAAAACTGTAATAGCCACCTGGCAAACCGTATTCATTGCCAGCCTGCAAATCGTAGTTATAGCCATCTTCATTAAAATAACTATCCGTGATTATGTTGCGCAGCAAGGTTAACCAGTGGATAGTGGATTGTTCTTGCTCTTTAATAACATTTAAAGTGTCACGATTGCGCTTAGCTTGCGATTTAACAAGTTCTTCGCCAAACTCAATGGATTTCACTTTGCGATTAATAAAATCGCGCTTGAGCTTAAAAATTCGCGTCTTGTAACGGATATTTAAGTCATCGCGGATAATCGCTACCGTTTCACCCAATTCAGCCAGACCTTCTTCAATGACATCAGACTTAAATTGCACTTTCGGCCGGCTTTCATTTAAAGCGTATTGATAAGTGGCTTCAAGCAATTCAACGGGATCAGTAATATCTTCAAAAGTTGCCGTTGTGTATCGTGCCGTGCCATCTTCAAAGCCATAGTCAGCAGTCGCTTCTGGCAGTTCGACATAGTCTTGGCCAGTTGGTTTATTGACTGGATTGGCAGGTGTTGCCCAAACCACGTCCTCAAAGCCGATTCGGCGGCCGTAGCCATCCCCGACTTCCTCGCCTTTTCCGCGGCCGATAAAAGCAGTGTAGATATTTGTGGATGATTCTTCTTTAGTGACAGTCAGCAACTTATCACCGTATTCGTACCACTTGCCAAAGTCACCAGATAACCTGTCATAAATATCGATATACTTACCAATAATTTGCCCTTGAAAATATGTCATGCGTGGCTTAAATTCCACGTCCCACTTGTCTAAAAAGTCCCAAAAAGCTTCCAATTTGCTGACATAATAATAATTAGACGTGCCGGTGTGCGTGCTTTGCATCTGGCCAATCTGCCAACCTGTATCAGCAATAATGTCGGTCAAGATTGTCTGCACTGATTCGTTTTGTGGCCTGCGGTCTTTGATGATGCCGCCGCGCCCGCTCAAATCATCAAACAATACGTAAGTGCCATTTAAAGTAAACTGCCCATCAGATACCGTTTTTTTGTCTATTTTGTATAGCCAAAAATTATTTGCATCGTCAATGTCAACAACTCCAAAAAAATGAGCAGCATCCACATCATCTGTGTAGATACCGCTCGCTGTATGAGTTATTAAGCCATTTAATTCCGCTTCTTGCTGACTTGATAAAATGTCTTCTGGTGCGATTACAGTAATTAGTTTTTTATTCTTGTCAAAAAAGTAAATTGCTTCTTCTATTATTTCCACCGCCCTCTGACTGTAATTTCCATAGCTGCATTGATTGGCGTCGTTTGGATTGTGTCGCCGTTTTTAACCGCAAAACGGTGGAAATCAGATACGATATAGTCCAGATTATTCATGATGTTCTGACCATTTTTAGTGATGTTATTATCTGTGATATCGATGACAATGACGTCACCAGCTGTATATGTGCCATTTAAAATAACGTGTTTGCCAGTAGTTGTATTGTCTACTGTGATTTTTGCAGCACTGGAAACGAGCGTTATTTCTATCTGATCGGGCTTGGCTGGATAAGGGCTACTCATACTGATGGTAGCAGGGTTTGTGCTAAAAACACTTGCGCTGTCATATCGATAAGAGTCCCCGCAATAAATATTAAAAGTACCCATTACGTTATTGCTTTCTGGTGGCACTTCTGACATCTCGCCAACTTGCCCATAATAAGTTGTTTCTGGATCGTCCCTAAAAATAACGGGCACATCAGCGGTTGTGTGCAGCAAGTGATTTAACGTTTTGAAAAAATACTGAAAAGATTCGTTTGAATCCGCTTCAAGACGGTACTGCACTTTAATGATGCGTGCCGGCAACGTTTTATTTAAAATTAATTCACCGTCACGTCCGCTGATTTTACCGCTCGTTTCCAAGTCATAACTCAAAGTTTCACGTCCGCTGACAGTCAAGGTGCGATAACCTGGTATTTCTGATTCTAAAACTTTGCCATCAAATAAAAATGCCACTGAGGGCAAATCGATAGTCTCTTCAAAACTCGCTTGCATGGTTGTAAAATCGTACATATTCACCCTCCTTTATAGATATGACATTTCTAATTCGACTTTTGCGTTTTGTACATTAGTAATATTGTCAACATAAGCAACAAAGTTTTGCCCACCAATGTTTAAATTGATGTATGCCGGCTGTTTGGTGTAATCGTTGGTCATCTTGACATCAGTCTGGATTGACCGCCCAATCATGCCGTCCACCTTTGTGGATAATCCGCTCATGTCTTGCTGCCAAACGCCTGCGACACCTGCCGCCATTGCCGACATAGCTTTAATTGGTTCTTTCGCGCCCTTATCAATACCAATTGCAAAGCCTTCGTCTGTCCACCGTCCAAACTGATTAAACAGCTTGGACGGTGAGTCAATTTTTAACAGGTCTTTGGCGGCATCAATTGCGTCGCCAATAACGCCTTTGACCGATTTAGCCAACGCGCCTGCTTTTTCTTTGATGCCACTGACGAACCCCATGATCAAATCACGACCAACATCAATTGCGTTGCTTACAAAATTTTTAGCCGCTGAAATCGCATCTTGAAACCCTGTCTTAACTGCACTAACGATGTCTGTGCAAGCCGTTTTAACTGCGGTTACAGCGTCTGCAAAACCATTCTTTATCGCCGTTTTAATATTGTCCATTGCTGTTGATACCGCTGTTTTAGCGTTGTCAAAGCCAGTTTTGATGCCTGTTTTAATATTATCCACTGCGGTTGTGATTGCGGTTTTAATCGCTTCCCACGCATTGCTTGTGGCTGTTTTAACTGCGTCCCAAGCGTTGGAAATCAATTGTTTTATACCATCAAAAACACCCTTTGCAGTAGTTTTAATGTTTTCCCAAGTTGATTGCAGCCATGACATGATATTCGCCCAAATTTGCGAAGTATTTTCTTTTATGATATTCCATGCATTTGTGATAGCTTCTTTTACTAGTCCGAAATCGCCGGTTGCCAGGCCGACAATCGCTAAAAAGACGCCAGCCAGGAACGCTTTAATGCTTTCCCATACCAGTTTTGCGTTGTCTTTTATCATTGTCCAAGTATCGGATATAAAAGTTTTTATGCCTTCAAAAATCGGTGTCGCCACCAATAAAATTTGTTGCCATATACTAGACAGGAACGTTGTGATAGCTGTCCATACAGTCGTCGCTGTGGTTTTGACACTTTCCCACGTTGTGCTTAAAAATACACTTATGGCCGTCCATGCCATTGCGACATTGGACATAACACCGACCCATAAATTAACAAAAAACGCTTTTATCGCTTCCCATGTGGCTATGGCGCTTGTTTTTATAGCGTTCCAAGTTTCAGTTAACCATGCACCGATTGCAGTCCATGTGGTTGTAGTCCAAGTTAATATGGCATTCCAAACTTCGGCTATTTTCGCGCCCAATTCAGCCGCTTTGGCTTTGACCATGTCCCAGTTTTGCCACAACCAAATTCCAGCAGCGATTAACGCCACAATGGCCACCGTTACCCAGCCTACTGGCCCCATCAAAGCAGCAAAGCCAGCTTTGAGTGCAGCAATAGCTGTTCCGCCGCCGCCTATGACCGTCATAAACGCACCAACAGCGGCAGAAATGGCACTAAACACACCAACCACAACCGCAGCGACTTTAGCGATACCGCCAATAATTAGTAATGCTGGGCCAATAGCGGCAATCAATGCAACCCACTTGAGGATGTTGCTCTGTTGCTCTGTGGATAAGCCTTTAAAAGCTGTGACTGCTTCCGTTAATTTTTGAATCATCGGTGTGATAACCGGAAGTAATACCCCGCCAATTTCAGCACCAAGATTTTTTAATTCAGTCAGCATCGTCCGCATACTACCAGAAGCACCTTCCGCTTCACGGGCTGCCTGTCCTTGTGCGTCTGCTGTTTGCTCCATAATCAAATTAAGCGTCGCGGCTTGTTTTGCTGCCAGTGTCATTTCTTCACCCTCGGCAACCAATCCCATTTCAAGCGCCCTTGTCTTGATGGTAGCTTCGTTCACGCCCATGCCGTAGTTATCTAACCATTTATACCCTCGGTTTCCCGATATTTAAAAAGACCTACGCCATTAACGTGGGCCTTAGGGATTAGACTATATCTTCAACTAATTTAAAATGCCAGTTTTTCTTTGTTCCTTTTTTGTATATATGACCGTACTTAATTTTAGTGATGTTACACTTGAAATGTTCAGCCGTTTCCTTTCTCGAATCGAAACGTTTAACTTCGCTGGTAATGACATTAGTGGCTGTTACAGGTTTTTTTATCCCCCTGTTCCTAGCGTGGTGTCCGTAACTTGTGTTGTTGCCACTAACGCTAAGCCATCTTAAGTTAACCAGTCTATTGTCTGATTTGTTCCCGTTTATGTGGTCAACTTGTGGCAATTTGTCTGGGTTAGGTATGAATGCAGTCGCTACTACCCTATGGACGTACAAAGGGATAGTTTTTCTGCCTAACATCACTTGACAGTAGCCGTCTTTCCTAGTTGACACCTTTAATATTCTTCCGGTCTTTTTGTTTCTGATTTCACCATCTGAATTGACCTCATAATTCGGTTTATCTTCAATTGTTTCCCACATGAAATTACCACCTTTCTTTTATTAATTATACCACATTTTTAAAAGAAAGGTAATCATAAATACATTGACATTTATTAGTTGGTGCGCACTTCCATTACCGTATCAATAGATAATGTACCGGGATTCAAACCCCTTAGTCGTTGCACCTTCAAAGAAGTTTCCCTCTAAGCTTGGCACAGGATTTTCCTCAACTTAATGTTAGGAGTTCCCCTGTTAGCACATACTTATGTTTTATTTATGTATGCACACCCTTGATAAGGTTCACGCACGTTCATCTGCATAATCACTTATGCAGCGGACATTAGATTTCTCTCTATCGAATTGTTGCCCTTTAGCGCCCCTGTCAAAGCTTGGACCGCACTGGACGTAGAGCCGCCGTACATGGCTGTTAAATCGCCAGCCAATTCAACCAGCGTGCCAGTTGTACTAGCTGCTTCCTCTTCTGTTAAACCGCCAATATTTTTTAGCATTGCCCCCATCGTATTACCGTAAGTTAACGCTTCGCCGCCAGCCATGCCGTAGTACGTTTCGAGGTTACCTGCCCAATCCTTAACGGTATTTGATGAACCGCCGAATATCTGATCACTTGCACCCATCGCATCTTCCAAATCTGCCGCCATATTAAATGCCGCAACACCAGCGCCAACGATTGGTACTGTAAAAGCAGCAGACATTACTTTGCCAGCTTTAGAAAAATTGTCGGCCACGCTGGTAAGTGTTTTGCTTGCGCTATTTAATTTGTCGCTGAAACCTGTAAAAGCTGCACCGGCATCTATTGCAAAACCTTGCATAGCACCCTTAGCTGAAGATAGATTATTGCTCAATCCATCGAAAGCTGAGCCGACACTTGATTTTATGCCGCTCATTGACGCCTTAACTTCTGCCATACCCTGTTTAAAACCGCTGACATCGGCGGACACCTTCGCGATAACATCAAAATCTGCCATATATTAACCTCCCTTCTTGTTTAATAGCCTATTTTTATCGGCTAAAGAAAGTTTTTTGTTTTCTTTTTTTGGTTCTTCGTGATTAAAAATACTTTCGAACGCTTGTTTGTTGTCGTAAAAATCATCAAAGCCTTTATAAGCTGATTTCACATTTTTGCCGCTGCCTTTAGTGGCCTGCACCGATTGATTGAACCACGCTTGTTTTGCCAAAGACAAATCACGCTCTTGCCTGATGACCTCAAAAGCTTTTGTATAAACCTCGAACTCAGCAACAGTCACACGACTAGCTTTTAAATAATCCATGCCATGCCGTGCAATGCAGATGGCCATTAAATCGTCATAACTTAAATCTAAGCTTGATTTCTTTGTTTCATCGCTTGGTTTAAAATCGGTTGCTTTTTTATCTCTGTTTCTAACTCATTGAAAACTTCCTCAAAGGTTTCGTTTTCGATGACTTCCATTAAATAGCTTTCTAGTTCCGCATCGCTTGGCTTCTGTTTTTCTGTATCGGTCGCCGCTTTAATGATTGTAATTAACGTTTCGGGATCGTTCATGGAAATGCCTACTGTTAATTTCTGCATGCCGCCAACACCCATGCCCATGCCTTCGACTTCCAGGCCGTTATACTTATTGACGTGTTTTAAAAACGCAAAACCAAAATGTAGCGGGTATTCTTTGTTGTTGATCGTTAAAATCATGTTTTAATCTCCTTTTTTGTATAAAAAAATAGAGGGGATTTTCTCCCCTCAGTGATTAAATAACTGGTTGTGCGATATTTTCGTACTCGTATTGGTTAAGTGCCGTTTGTTGAGCTGTTGTCAATGTATCTGTACCTGAAGCGCCGTTGCCGTTGATTAAATATTCGATTGATAATTCAACCATGTCATCAGTTGGCGCGGTCTTGCTGAACGATGTGAAGTAACCTTGATAATATTCCACTTCGTACGTTTCGGAGCCGACAACGCCTGTTTTTGAGCCTAAATCCACTTGCCACACTTCGACGATTTCATTGGCCTTGAAATAACTTTCTAAATCTTTCCACACCTCAACCGTTGCGCCGTCTTCACGATAAGCGATAGATGTGATAGATGCAGATGATTCACCATCTGACACCGATACAATTGCACCGTCTTTTGTGGGGGTGGTGTTTGATTCTTTCTCTTGAGCGATTTCATGCTCTGTTTGGAATTTTAATTTTGCGCCGTTATCTGTCGCTTTGTTTTTTAAAGCGCGGAAAAACAGCACTAAATCCTTGCCTTGAATAGCTTGTGCCATGTATTAATTCCTCCTTGTGTATGTTGTTGTGATTTCAATTATGTAGTGATAAAGCGGCGTCACATCGGTATTGTCTGGCAAACGTTGAATACTAGTGACTTTTGATGTCAAATAATAGTTATCGTCATTTTTGACAGCCATCAAACCGCTACGGATAGCAACTGCCATATCACTGAGTGCCAGTCTGTCGGTACGTTTGCCGTACAAATGCACCGTCTGGTTGATGTCACCCATCAACTCGCTGTTAGACATATCCCTATCCATCGCTTCGCCAACATAGATAAATGGATAAGCAGCGCTGGCTTCAGGCGAAAAATCATAAGTGTCGCCTGTTGTTTTACAAACCTTATAAGTGTTAACAAAAACAGCATCTAGTGGTATCACTTAAACGCCCCCTCAAACACATCGGTCATGTCCCGCTGAAAACGTGGATAAACATCAAACAGCGCTGGCTTCATATAAGGCTGAGCGCTCATGAAGCGAGTCCCAAATTCAAGGTAACCACTGTAACTAGCTTGAGAGTGGATAATACCAGTCATGCCATCGTACCTT